TAATAATTGTTTCAGTTTCACTTGCTTCATCTACTAAATCAATGTGTCTATGTTTCATGGTAGGCCATTGCAATTCAACACTTATATCATCTGTTAATTTAATCATTGTATCTGTTTGATCTTCAAGGTTCTTAACTGTAACCTCATCTAAATCAAGTTTTACTTCGTTTATTTCTTCACAATGCTTACATTTAGGTGATAACTCAATACCTTCACCTACCGACTTTGCACGTAAAGTCACAAATATAAACTCGACATCAAAATTTGTTAATGTATTAATATCAAGTGGTGATTCTATACACTCCTCAATAATATTCATAACAGCATTCTCAATCTGTTTTTCATTTTGAGATTCCATTGCGATTAACAATAGTTTCTCTTCTTTGACCACGTATGGTCTATATGTAATACTTTTGCCTGTTGAAGGCACAATCATATCATACTTTGGTGTTACCATTCTTGGTAGCATATCAATTTACTCCATTATTAAAATTTAACTATGTGGTCCTCTTAAAGGAGGAAGCCACGAATCTGCCGAACTTCTTTTATTCTCACGATCTTTGGTTGTTTTCCAATTATCGTATTCCCATGTAACCGTTACTTCTAATATTCCATCAACACCTTCACCTAATTCAATTTGACTTACTTGTATTGGATAAGCATTCATTAAAATAATAGAATATCCTACTGTGTCATCTGCATCTCCTTGTAAAGCCGTAATAGTAACATCAGCAACGTAATCTTTTTTATAATAAGTTTTATAATGATTACCAGTACTATCTACAATCATCTCTTGCCATAGGTCAAAATATTTTTTCATATAATAATCACCAGTGATTAAGAAACTCATTGTGACTTCATCAGTAGCCATTGAATATGGTTTCTTTGCGAGGTGATGATTATGCACTGCTTCAGTGGTAGATATACGTTTACCTGGAATAGTAGCAGCTGTGCATAATATCCACGTATCACGACCATCTGTTACCCAATTATTATCGCTACCTTGGCTATTTCTAAGTGTAGGATGTGAAATATGAACTCCGTATCGATTACCACGTGCTATACTTTTACGTTTAGATAATAAGGCTTTCATGTTATCTATTGGATTTGGCATTAGTATTTCCTCGCTGAATCTGCCCAAACTGTACCAACACTGGCTTTCTTAAAGTTTGCTGTTTGTAAAAATATTGCTATATTCCATTCTGCAGCATTTACCTTCATTATATTTGAAGTTACATTTGCTGACAAATAATGTTTAAAGCATGGTTTAAAATATTTATAGCTTCTTGTTGCCATTAACAACTTATATGTTAACTTAAATCGTGTAGTTGCATTAAACTTTTGATTAGATGCTGTATCGTTTAATTTATCTAAAAAGATTGCACGAACTTTAGGTGGTAGATAATGTAAGTTAATACCATAAAAACCATCTTTCGCAGGACCAACAACAATTGTTAATGGAAATGCATCATAGTACGGTAAAACATCTTTAAGCTTTGGATTATATGTGTACATAACCATATCACCGGGTGAGGCACCAGATTGCTTACGTAATCTATCATCACCTAACATTTTACCTGAACCGATCTTACCAAGCTTTGAAACATTCGATGCAAACCATTTGTTTGCTTCTTTACTACGAGCCTTTAATCCTTTACGGAATGCTTCGCCTTCTAACTTATCGAATAAACTAGCCACTAAATGTCTCCATTAATTGAGGTCCAAATACTACCATGATATATGCTATGATCGCCATAGCTGCTATACCACCTAATAAGAACTTTATTTTAAAATCATCTACCATCATTTTAAATCCTATTATTTCATTCCCTAATATTCTTAGAGATAGTTCTAGCTTGCCTTCGCTTTGATCTTCTTCTTTCATAGGTATATTTATACTCTTTTCTTCAGCGATTTCCATATTCTTTTACCAGTCTTTGTTTTACTGGCTTTATACTTCAACGTCATGGTTTTAATACCCATTGCCTCTAATTCGTTCTCTGTCCATATCTGAAACTCATAACCACGTTCATCACAAAACTTTTGAGCATACTTCCACTTCGAAGTATTCTTCATATATGTCATTGCTTCATTAAGTTGTTTTCTTTTAGGCGGCCGGGTTTGTGCAGATGGTTTAATTTCAACTAGAAGAGTACGGCCGCTTGTAGTTCGTATGGTAAGATCCATATAATATCTATGAGGCTTATTATCGGTTGCGCATATATAACCAATCACAGTTTCTTCTGAGTTCCACCATTTAACCCACGTTGCTTTTGTATCTAAGTATCTAAACGCATTGCGTTCCCATAACGATCGATAACGTATTGTATTTGGATTACCTTTATACTTCTCTAAGTTCTTTGGTTTCCAGGAGCCAGAATATGTCTTTTTCATACAACTATTTATACAAATCATTATAAATAACTATATAACGAACACAAGGACTAATTATGGCTTTAAGCAATTTTTTTAATGGGGCTGGTACAGTATCACCGGCATTTTCTAGTAAACTAGATGGTGCAATGGATCCATTGCTCGTCCATAATGATCGATATAGAAGAAGCAAACCATTTGATTTAAAATATCCTCATACACTTGGAGATGCACCTTCTGCATTCCAAATAGATTATAATACTAATTTATCAAGTGAATTTGCAACAACAAGAGCTTCTGAAGGTATAGACAAAGAATCAATTGAACCATTTGTCTTCTTTGAATTTATGGAAATAATACCTGAATTAAAAAGAGAAAAAAATAAAAGACAAAGACAATTTCAACAAGCAATGCAACCTAAAAAAGAAACAATTGGAAATCCTGACCAGCCAGCAACATCAGCTTCAAATGTTACTGCTAGCATGAGCGCGATTAAATCTACAATAGATTACTGGTTAGTTGGAGATAGTGCAAATGAAGACGAAGATGCTAGTCAAGGTTTAGCTAGTGGAGCTGCTATTGAAAAAGCTACATCTTTGGTAAAAGAATCCGGATTACTCAAACCTGCATTAAGACAATATAAAGGTTCTGTAGCATTGTATATGCCTACTGATATTCAAATAAATGATTCTATAGCATATAATGAAAACACTCGAAAAACATTTGGTATTTTACAAGGTCTTGCTGAAGATGATGTAAATTTAAGTAGTACTACTGGTGCTGCTTTAGCATTAGGTACAGTTGCTGCAGGTGCAGGTTTAGGTCAATTAGGGAGAATGGCCGATTTTGGTGGTTCTCAAGCATCAGCTTTAGGAGGTTTAATAGGTGCTGCTGGTGTTGGTGTTGTTACAGATGAATATCAAAGATCTACTGGTAAAGCATCTAATCCTCATGATTATATGGCATATCAAAATACTACTTTAAGAACTTTTACATATACATATACATTTTTACCAGATAGCGTAGAAGAATCAAAAGATGTAGCAGAAATTATTAAACAGTTTAGACATGCAGCTCACGCCGAAAGAATTGACGCTGTTGCATTAACTGTTCCAGAACACGTTATTGTATCACATCACGGAGCAGGAGATATGATTCAATTACCTCCTTTAGTTATTGAATCAGTAAACGTTTCATATAACCCAAATAATTCTTCATTCTTTACAGAAGGCGGTCATCCAGTTGAAGTTGGATTAAGTGTATCACTTAAAGAGATTGTTCCGATTTATAAGAAAGATATCGAAGGAGGTATGTAATGTATTTTGCAAATATAGGTAGTGTAGCAATTGATGTTGATGGCTCTGGAAACTTAGATGCATTAAAAAATTTAACTGCAAGAGCAAAAGTAAGTGATGAGCTATTAAATAGCGGCGGCTTTTACGAAACGGTTACAGTTGAAGAAGGTGAAAGACCAGATCATTTAAGTAAACGATTATACAATGTTGAAACATATCATTGGACATTTTTATTACTTAATCCGCAAATAAAAAATATATGGGATGATTGGCCAATGAGTACAAACCAACTATTAGACTATTGTACAAACAAGTATCAATATTTAGCTGCTGATACTGATGATGACTTAAACAATAAATTTACAGTTGGCGAGACAGTGACTGGCTCAGTCTCAGGTGCTAAGGGTGTTGTAAAAGAAATACATGTTAATTTAGGTTATGTCACGATTGAATTAACATCTGGTACATTTACTGTAACTGGTGAAACAATTAATGGTGCAACTTCTGGTTCTGCGGCCGCCTGTAATTTTATTAAGAGCGAAGCTTATGCACCACATCACCACAGAGATACATCTGGTGTTCGAGTAAGACGTAGTAACGTAACAGTTCCTT